ATACCTACTACACGACCTGGGCGAGTGTTCGCCCCTTGTCAGGCAGGGAGCAAGAGCAGGGCATGGCGAGGCAGGCTTCCATCTCGCACCGTGTCCGCATTCGATTCAAGGCAGACATCCTTCACGGCGATCGCATCTCGATGGGTAGTCGCACACTTGAGATCGTGAGCATCCGCAACATTGATGAGGGCTCATGGGAACTCGAGATCGATGCGATTGAAAGGGGGAACTAATGCCTAGGGCAGAAATCAGAATCGACTCTTCCTCGCTTAAAGGTTTGCTCACACTCATGGAACACATCGACACCAAGGTGAAGCGAGAAGGATTGAAAAACGCATTGCAAGCAGCGGGCAAACTGGTGGTTGCAGCAGCAATCCGAAAAGTCTCAATTAAACATCGGGTGTTACAAAACGCCCTAGACATCAGGGAAAAGGTAGTGCTCAAAAAATCAGAGCAATATGCTTACGCTGTTATCGGGCCACGAAGACGGGCAGGGGTAAAGATCGGAAAGCTCGAACACATCCCGACCAAGTACGCGCACTTCGTTGAATATGGAACCGCAGCACATCCAACGGGTGCAGGCGATGTGACCAACGAAATGCTTCTGACACGCAAAGACAAAGACTATAAAGCCGATGGCAAATTGCATCCCGGTGGTAGACCCAAGCCATACCTTCGACCAGCGTGGGACGAAACCAAAGACCAAGCGCTCAACATAATCGCAGCGATACTAGGCGAAGCGGTAGACAGGGGGGCGGCATGAGTGCTAGCAAAGCCCTTCGAGCCCGACTAATCGACGATGCTACGATGTCTGGTTATGTGGGAACCCGCATCTATCCCGGTCGCGCACCACAAAAGCCAACGCTTCCTTACATCGTTTATCACCGCATCAGCACCATAAGGTCAGCAACACTTGACTCAGGCAACACCAAGGTGCCCGAAGTGCGCCTTCAGTGCGATGTCATCGCAACAACACAATCGGAAGTCGAAACCATCATGAACCAAATGCGAATCGTGATGGACAACTTTCGCGGCACCTCTTCGGGGGTGGTCGTTCTCGGTGTTAGCGTGAGTGATGAGCAAGACCAACCCGAGTTCTTTGAGGGCTCGGACACCGTGTTTTATCATTCGTCTTTGGATTTTTCCATCATCTATAGGGAGTCTTAATTATGGCAGCAGTCACAACACAAGGGTCGTCCATCACTATCGGTGGCACCACGCTCGGCGGATTGACCGACATCACACCACCGAGCGCAACTCGTGGCACGATTGATATCACCAATCTTGGCAGTGAGGACAATGCGAAAGAGTACGCAGCGGGCATGGTCGATGGTGGCGAAATGAGTGCCACGGTAATCGTGGGTGTTGGCGCTGGCATTGGTGCAGTCGCTGCGATGCTTGACCTCGCTAGCGCATCCGCAGAGCAAGCTTGCTCCATCTCCCTCGGAGATGCAGGCATTGGCGGCTCTGTGAGCTTTCAAGGCATCGTGACCAAATGTCAGGTCGATGGCATCGCAACGGGCGATAACACGGTTAAAGCTACCGTGGGCGTTAAACCAGTAGGCAAAATCACCTTCGACTTTTGATTAAGGAGTTTCACATTTTAGACAAGCAAAAGTTATTAAGTGCAGGCAGCGCATATAAGCTCGGGGAGATCGAGATCCCCGAGCTCGGTGGCAAAGTATTCTTGCGAGTGATTAGCTCCCGCGAGCGTGATCAACTTGAAAGTGAAATCTCTGCGGGCTCGAAGTCGGGCAACTTGTCCAACATCCGAGCCAAGCTGGTGGTAAGGTCTATCGCAGATGATCAAGGCAAGCGGATATTCACCGATGCCGAGGTTGAGGCTGTGGGCGAGATGCCTGCGCCCTTAGTTGGTATTCTCTTTGATGCGTGTGCCAAGCATAACGGCATGAGTGGCGGAGCAGTTGAAGACGCAAGAAAAAACTAATTGATCGTCCGGGGAGGCGGTTTCTATTCCGTCTCGCTGGGCATCTCAAGAAAACAGTCGGTGAGCTTTTAGATGGCATGGATGCCGCCGAGCTCACGGAGTGGATGGCTTTCTCAACGATCGAGCCACTTGACGCAGACCGTGCCGACATTCATGCAGCGCAGGTGTGCAGCACGACAGCGAATGTGTGGCGAGGTGCAGAGTCGAAAGTCCTGGAAGTCAAAGATTTTATCCCGGACTGGTACGGGGAAAACAAGAAGCCTGATAACTTCGCAGGGCTCAAGGCGTGGGCGACAGCGATGGGCACTAAGAAAACCTAAGGAGTCGATCGTGGCAAAAACTATCGGATCATTAAATGTTTCGATGGGCTTGTCGATCACTGACTTCATCACGAATTTAGATAAAGTCAAGGATGACATGGGAAGCCTCGAGGCAGTGACCTCCGAGGCTTCCAAGCACTTCGATGATGATGTCGCCGGGGTGATGGGCGACGCCCTTCATAAGTTCGCCAAGACTTCTAAGTTGGGAGCAGACGATGCGCTTGCCTTTGCGGTCTCGCTCAAGAAGCTCGGCCTCGATGCGGACACGATCACTTCAACCCTAGACAAGTTCGGTAAAGGTATAGGCAAGTTTGCCAAGAACGCAGGCGAAGCGTCGAAGGCTTTCGCTGGCATCCTCGGAAAGATCGGCGAGTCGGATAAGGTTCTCCTTAAAGACATTCAAGCGCTGGAAAGCATGGGCGTGCGAGCGTTCGATGCAATGGCCAAGGAACTTTCCAAGGTCGAAGGTAAAGCGGTCAGCACCGCGGAAGTGATGAAGCGAATCGCCTCGGGCGCCGTATCGGGCAAGGATGCTTTAAAACTTCTCACGCAGGGCGGGCAAGCTCCAGTGGGTGGTGGCGATGCCGCCAAGGAATCTCAAGCCAAGTCGAAGCTCGCATCGTTCCTCACCCATGTCGAAACCAAAATCAAGTCCGCTGCCTCTTCTATTTTCAAAAGCGTCACCAACCTCATCATGAACCCGGTCACCGCGATCGGGGGTGCGCTCGCCTCCTATGGTGTGTACAAAATCTATGACCGTGCGGTGATGGCCTTTGCGAACACCGAAGAAATCCTGACCCGCATCAAAGGGCTCGCAGGCGAAGCCAACGCAGAGCGCTTGGGTGGCGTGATGGGCGAGATCGCAAATCAAGGGCGCATCGCACAGGATGCGGTCGGCAAGCTAGCTACCGGGTTCCTCGGCCTCGGGGTCTCGGGCGCAGACGCGGCACGCATGATTGAAAGCTTCGGGCGCACTAGCCTCATCGCTGGTTCGGGTGCTACGGATGTGTTTAATAAATTAGGGGAAGTCGCTCAGAACATGACCCGCACCGGGGTCGCCTCCAAGGATGATTTCGCAGCGCTCGCAGCGATGGGCCTGCCGGTTTACGAGGCGCTGGCGCAGAGGTTGACAATGGTGGGCGGTGTGGCGATCACTACAGCGAGAGCAACCGAGATGATGGCTCTAGGGCTCGTCGATACGGCTCAAGCGATTAATGCGCTTGCAGGGATGAGTAACAACGCAAAAGTGATTCAACAAGCACAAGCACAGGCGGGAACCCTCAAAGGTATTTACGCCCGGCTCGCGGGCGAGGTCGAGGGATTCTTTACCGAATTCGGGGCCGAGATTGTGGAGGCGCTGGATCTCAAAGGTTTTTCGCAAGGCATGACCAGCTTCATGCAGAACCTCAGAGCAAACTTTAGCAGTCTAGAACCAGCGCTCAAAAATATTGGGATGGTTCTTGCGGTGGTGCGTGATGTGTTATTCGATGCGTTTAAAGGTTTGGTGAGTTTCTTCACTCAGATGGGTGGAGCGGACATGGCACTCGGCGGCATTGAAAGCGTCAGGGCGGTGGTGATTGGGTTTGCGCAGCAGACAACGAACGCCATGAAACAGTTGTTCGACTTCTCGTCCGTCATGATCGAAGGGCTTATCAATAAGATTGGCGGGGTCAACAAGGCTCTGGATATCGCAGGCGCTTTCGGGACTGGTTTTGTAGGCGGGGCACTTGTTGCGGGCGCTGGCACGGCAGTGACTGGGCCAGGTGTGTTTCCCTCAATGTTAGGCGGCGGTTTGATCGCTGGTGGTGCAGGCGCAATTACTAAATTTTTGGAGGGTGGTTCCTCGGATGAAGCTGATATGGCGGCTTTCCGAGTTAAGATGGCGGCGATGTTCGACAAGATTGGTGCCGACATTGGAGCGAGTGGGAATAACGCAGGCAACAGATTTGTAGAAAAATTCGTTGGCCAACTACAAGTAAGCGCTGGGGGTCTCGGTACAAAAGCCAACGACTTCGCACTCGGTTCGATGGATAAGTCTATCACCAATTTCTTTGGTAAAATCTCGGGCTCAGAGACACCCTTTAGCGCCTTCTTGAATCAGCTTCAGCAAGGCACGATGGCATCGATGACGATCTTTAAAGGTGAGATGGAGGACGGAAAGCTTAGTGCGGATGCGTTTAAAGAGAAGGTGGCAAAGCTTCGAGAAGAAGGATTGAAAGCTCTCAACAAGAGGCTCGAAGACGGCACCGACAGTATGTCTAAATACGAAAAAGGGATGAAGTCGTTAGGGCTCATATTCGATTCTTTTAAGCCGAAAAAAGATATCGAGATCAAGGTTGCCCGACCCGCATGGCTTGAGAACATCGTCAACGAAATAACCCCACTCGAAAAATATATGCAAGGAATCGCTGATCTTAAGGCAAACATGGCGAACCTCACCCCCGAGCAACTCGGCAAGGGTGCTCGCTTTTTAAGAGAGGATCTTGAAAAAGCGGCAGGAGCAGTGGATGACATAAGGAACCCCGCAGCACTCATGAAGGGTAGTTCGGCAGCATTCTCGCAAGTCCTCAAGATTCAGAACGCTGGCACGGGTGAGACCTGGGGAGATAAACTAGTAAGGCTTGCGCAACAGGACGCAGCACAGAATAAAGAAAACGCTGCAACTTTCAAGATCATCGCTGGCAACGGACTAAATCAAGGCAACATGGTTATCGCAGCAATTAACTAAGGAGCCCTCATGGCAGTCGTGAACACCTACGAAACTTTTGAAGGCCGCACCGGCAGCGATGACAGCAAACGCCAAGTCTCGCTAGTGCGGTCGTTCATCGTGCAGACGAACGATGTGGCAGACGATGTGCCCAACCTCTTCGGTGAGAACCTGCCCGCCATGTTCTCAGTGCATCCAAAATATGATAAAGCCTTCTGTGTCGGTAGGACTGCAAGCCAGATGGAAGACCCGCACTTCTGGAAAATCACTTGCTCTTATAACTCCAATATCGACACCGTGGCGCCGAGCTCCACGCCGAGCGCAGCGCAGACGCCCGAGGTAGCGAGCCAGAACAAGGGAGCGAGCCCTGAAGAGAAGGCCAGCGAGGCGAACGAGAACCCGCTGACGAGGCCCACGGACATCGACTTTAGTACGGGCGACAAGGAATGGGTTCTCGACAAAGATTTTAGCACCCCCCGCAAGCCGATGGTGAATGGGAACGGCGAACGCTTTGACCCTCCGGTGATGTCTCACAAGCCGTTACTCACTATGAAGCTAGAATTTAACAGTGCCACCTTCGTCGCTCTCACATGGATGGCACGGGTCAAGTGCGTCAATGCGGATGCGTTCTCGGGGTTCCCTGCCCGCAGTATGCTCCTCGATAAAGTCACCGCAAAGAGGGTCTATGAGAACGGCGTCAAGTACTGGAGGATCTCGCTTGAATACCTACTAGATAAAGAAAGCTGGGATGCGTTAGTCCTTAATCATAGCTACACCGAATGGAACGGCACCGAATTAATAACAGCAAGAGATGTTGCGGGCAATGTTCTCCCGAATGGTGTGATCATCATGGGTGACACTGGCATTCCTCTCGATCACGGGGTCTTCCCTACTGAGGCGAACGAAGGCTTCCTTCGCTTCCGTATTTACGACGATATTGATTACACTTACCTCACTCCGATCTACAGAAAGATTCTCTAATGTCCAGCGCCTACGGCTTTACCGAAGACAGTGCCAGACGCATCGCCAGAGTGGTGAAGTCGGTCGAGGGCGACACGACCGAACCCACACGGATCGGGCCGATGCTCGGCGGTTCCACGATGAGCGTGGTGAAGGTGACCTTTGTTAGCAGCCCGCTCTCTACGGGAACGCGCCTAGACTATCACGCATCCGATAACGTGCTTGTGGTTCAAAACGAGGTCAAGATCAGAGAGGTGAACGGGCAAGACTTAAAAGTGAACACTTATTATGTTGGATTCTTCAGTGGCTACACCTCAGCAGGGCAACCAGTATTTCTCGTGAGCGTTTCAAGTTCATCACCAACGGCCTCGGGAGGCTCGGGAGGCTCGGGAGGATCAGGAACCTCGGGAGAATGCTTCGATGTGATCCAGTCGATCGATTGCACCGATGGCGAACTTACTGTCACCTATGCGACCATATGCCCTGACTCGGGTACCGCAATCATCGTTGGCCAGCAAAATCTAGTAGGCGATGTGGCATCGCCAGGCGCAAATATGTTTTACGGGACTAACGGCGCTGGAGTTAAGGGTTGGTACCCGCAATAGCGATTTAAACAAAATGTTTAGGTGACATAATGACAATAGACTTAACTAGAAATGCACGAACGGAAGCGCAACCATGTGTGCCGTGTTGCCTGCCGACTGGCACCCCCCCCGTTAATTGTTGTGCCGACTACATTATGCCCGAGAAATTAACCGTCTCGCTTTTTGGATATCAGAACGCTGGATGGCCTACTCTAACAGGCACATCGGCACTTGATTTGCCTCAGTACGCTTTGGCTGACTTCACCATTCAAGACAAGGTTTTCGATATAGCACTGACTGAAAACTTAAACCCAGACAATGCTTTTTTTCGGATGGGCTGGGGGTATTACTCTTATGCAAGGCCTAACCGATACGCTTATGTTGTCGAGGATATACCTATCAACATCAACTGTAATCTAAAATCAACTTACACCTACAGCTCATCCGGCCCAGATACAAATTATCTCTTGACTTATGGCGACAACGCTGGCCCATTCTATTTGGATTTTGGAGTTTTTTGCGGTGAGCTGTATACTGGCGGCATAGGCACCCAATGGACTTTTAACATAAAGACCCAACCAGGCTGGCCGCCCTTTCAAAGCGGGAATGCCCCGTACGGTTTTCACAGAACCTTTCGCTCTGGACTTTTAAATTTTTTCGATCTTTACCCATACAACATTCTGATGAATTGCTCCCCGTTTGCTGCATATTCCTCCATGAAGCCGCCGTACCCTTACATACCGGAATCAAACGAAATACATACCACCTCTATCGGCAGTTCTACCCCTATACAGGCAGGGTACATCGGGAGGTGGCTTACAACTATACAGTACCCGTCGTACACTCATGAATTTTTTACCTACTACAGACCATCCGGAACCATGAAAGTGATCATCACCGAATGAAACGCCCTTGCACCTGCAACCGTGTAACATCGCCCGACTGGTCAGCAGACCAGTGCCGACTGTGCTGGCTCGCTACCTATGATGAGCGCTATCAAAAACTCTTCAGCGTCCAGAAACTCAGCGGCATTAAATCGGTCAAAGTAAAGCGCCGTGATAACTGCATGAGCCTTGGCAAAGTCCTCGACCGTGGCGCTTGCAACTGCCCCTCGAAGTGGGTGCGCCAATGCGATAAACACGGATCATGTCGCACCGGCCCAAGCGCCGACGCGGTGCGATCATGCTTGCAATGCCTTGAGTATGAGGAGGATATCCCATGCGTGCAGGTGTGATCCTTGGAAGCTATAACTACCCCCGCCTCATCGAGACCCAGATCAAACTGATCCGCGAGTGTAACGGCGCAGACACCCCGATCCTAGTTTCCGATGATTGCTCCCCTGGGTGTATGGACTTCCCCGACTACGACTCGCACTTCACCCTGTTGCTCAAGATCGTGCAAGATAACAATGTCGCACTCTGGTGCTCACCCGATCGGCTCGGCCATGTGGGGGGCGATCTCGCCTGCTACTACTTAGGGATTCAGTGGGGCAAGATGCACGGGCTCGATGTGGTGTGTAAGCTATCGCAGAGGCTTCTTATCGACATTCCTTGCTGGCTCGATGATAGCGCAGAGAAGCTTCTGGCGAGCGGGTTTGCGACCGGGTGCCAGTCCTGTTTCGAGGGCCCGCACCGACTACCGCTGCGCACCGAGGCGATCCTGTTCGATGTCAACAAATGGCACCGCCAAGATGCGCTGCTCCATATGAGACCACGCCCTACGCAAAGGATCGCAGCAGAATCGGTGGTGATGCAGGCGATGCAGATGATCGAGCCCGACTTCCATAGGTGGGATCTCTTTCAGGAACGGCGCACGGTGCGTGATCCGGGCATCGTTTGGCACTGCTCCGCGCCCCGTGAAGAGTACCAAAAGATTGCAGATCGTTACGGCATTACCCTTGATGAGTCTTTCACCGTGGCAGGGTGGGGGCATACCCCGAACTATGCCTAACCAGTGCGAGCGATTTGCATCGCCAACCAAGCCAGATTAACCTCGGTAATATTCTTTTTTTCGGAGGTCATTATGCCAGCAGGAATCTACAACTTTGCGGCAGAACAGGGCGCAACCCTATCCCGTACCATATTGTACACCGACGCTGACGAGGTCGAGACCGATCTGACAGGCTACACCGCTGCAATGCAAGTACGACCAACCGCAGCGAGCGCAACCGTCACGCTGGAGCTCACCACGGAAAATACCCGAATCACGCTGGGCGGTGCCGCTGGAACTGTGGATCTACTCGTTGACGCGGCCACGATGGAAGCGATTACGCCTGGTAAATACTACTACGATCTCGAACTTTATAACGGCTCAACGGTGATCAGACTCATCGAAGGCACTTTCACGGTAAAAGCGGAGGTGACCCGATAATGCCAGATATCGTAGTGGTCACAGAATCTGGCATCGTCACAGTCGCACAAGGCGAAACGCTGGTAACCGTCTACGATGGCCGAGGGTTTAAGGGTGATCCCGGCGACTCCTTTGATCAGACCTTGAACACAACGGACGCAGTGGAGTTTGCTGGCCTTATTAATAACGGCCTGACCTTTCCGACGGCAGACGGCACCGCAGGGCAAGTAATCGAAACAGACGGCGCAGGCGTTCTTACTTTTGTTACGCCTAGCGGCGGCGCTTTTCTGCCTCTTGCTGGCGGCACGATGACCGGCAACATTGTTTTTGATGGCTCCTCGGGGCAATTCATCGGCAAGGGAACCTTCGACACCGCACGAAGCGGCAACTATGGCATCTCAATCGTTTGCTCCGTTGGCTACGAATTTAACTGGCAAGCTGGCTGGCTGATAACCACAGAGCAAAGCTCGGCAACACCACGGCCTCTTTATCTAGATTCGCTCGCTGGCACTACCTTAAGAGCATGGGATTCTTCAGCGTCAACAGGCACCGAAGTTACGCATTTAGGAATAACTTTTGCAGACACCACCGTGCAGACTACAGCGTACACCGGAGGGGCAGGCGTTTCCTCTTTGACCGCTGGCACTGGTATTTCTCTTGATGTGACCACCGGCGATATCACCGTCACAAACTCCGAACCAGATCAAACCGTCACGCTAACGAATGGTGCAGGCATTACCGTTACTGGCACTTACCCATCGTTTACTATCGATTCTGATATTACGCAGTACACCGACACCGATGCTAGACTTGCACTCTCAGCAGGCACCGGCATAAGCTACGACAACGCTACCGGCATCATTACGAACAACGAGCCAGATCAGACGGTAACGCTCACCAATGGTGCAGACATTACGATCACCGGAACTTATCCGAGTTTCACGATTGCTTACAGCGGAACGCCTTCCAGCGGAACCGTTACCAAGGCAAGCGTTGTATCAGCAAACGGCTTTGCTGGTACGGTGGCAACGGACACGACCACGCCAGCGATAACAATTTCAACGAGCATCACAGGGCTTTTAAAAGCCAACGGCACAGCAATAAGCGCAGCGACTTCTGGCACTGACTATGTTGTTCCTTCTGGATCGATCACAGGAAACGCTGCAACAGTGACCACGAACGCCTCGTTAACTGGCCCAATAACATCATCAGGAAACGCGACCTCTATTGCTGCGCAAACCGGAACTGGCACTACCTTCGTGATGTCAACGAGTCCGACCTTAGTAACGCCTGACATTGGCGCAGCGACTGGAACGAGCCTGACGCTTTCAGGCGACCTGACCGTCAACGGCACCACAACCACAATTTCTTCAACGACCTTGGCCGTTGGCGATAAGAACATTGTGCTAGCTAGCGCATCGACTACGGACGCAGGCGCAGATGGTGGCGGTATAACTTTAAAAGGCGCAACCGATCACACCTTTAATTGGATCGATGCCACCGATGCCTGGACATCGAGCGATCACATTAACCTGGCATCAGGTAAAAGCTTCTACATCAATGGCACCGCAGTATTGAGTGCAACGGCACTAGGCAGCGGCATCTCTGTCACCGCTACCACGAACGCCAATCTTACCGGTGTAATTACCTCGATAGGTAACGCGACCTCAATAGCAAGCCAGACCGGCACCGGCACTAAGTTTGTTATGGACACAAGTCCAACGCTAATAACTCCAGTTCTCGGAACGCCTACATCTGGAACTTTAACGAATTGCACTTTTCCTACGCTTAACCAAAACACCACCGGCTCGGCAGCAACGGTGACGACTAACGCAAATCTTACCGGAGTTATTACAAGCACCGGCAATGCAACTGTAATAGCAAGCCAGACCGGCACCGGATCAAAGTTTGTGGTCGATACGAGTCCAACACTGGTAACTCCTGACATTGGCGCAGCGACAGCAACCAGCCTTAACAAGATCACCGTTACGGCACCAGCTACCGGCGCAACGCTTACTATCGCAGATGGTGCCACCTTGACCGCATCCGCAACGGCCTCCGTAAGCGGCACGAACACCGGCGATAACGCAACAAATACGACCTACTCAAGTTTGGTATCCAATGCCACGCACACAGGCGATGCCACCGGTGACACCGCTTTAGCCGTTGTCGCAATCAATGGTGTGGTAATGTCTGGCCTATCAACCGGACTATTAAAGAACACGACCTCAACAGGCGCGCCAAGCATCGCAACGGCAGGCACTGACTATGTTGTTCCTTCCGGTGCGCTCGGAACTCCAACATCTGGAACTTTAACCAATTGCACCTTTCCAACGCTTAATCAAAATACTTCAGGTTCGGCAGCGTCTTTATCGGCAACGCTCGCAGTGACCTCTGGTGGCACCGGAGAGATTACGGCAACCGCAGCATTCAACGGACTAGCTCCAAGCCAAACTAGCAACAGCGGGAAATATCTTAAAACGGATGGCACGAATACTTCTTGGGGAACGCTACCAAGTTCGCTACCTGTCCTATTATTCGATGGTGTTACCACGACTAATGTAAGCGTGGCAAATGGCTCGTTGCCTGTGCTTTTGTTTGGTGGCAGCACCGTTAATATTACCGTCACCTAGGAGAAAACATGGCAGCACGATATCCATTAGTACTGAACACGACCACGGTGCAGGAACTGCAAAGCGGTGACACACTTTCCCTGACATCACCTACGCTAGTGACTCCTATACTTGGCACACCTTCCAGCGGAACGCTCACCAGTTGCACAGGCTTGCCAATCTCGTCAGGAGTAAGCGGACTGGGAACAGGGGTTGCAACTTTCCTTGCGACACCATCCAGTGCAAATCTCGCCTCATGCCTCACGGATGAAACTGGCACAGGGGCAAATGTTTTCGCCTCCTCACCAACGATCACAAGCGCAACGATCACCAGCCTCATCGAAACGAAAACCGCACCAACGATCTCCAGCGGAACGCTCACGCTAAATTGTGCGCTTGGAAATGTGTTTCATGTCTCGCTGAATGCAGCGATCACGACATTGACAATTTCAAATATTCCGACCACAGGAAACGCTTTTGGAATCACTCTGGCATTTACGATGGATGGAACTGCTAGGGCTGTGACTTGGGGTGCTGCTGTGAAATGGGCCTCTGGTGGTACAGCACCAACTTTGACATCGACTAACAACAAAGTAGATATCTTTTGCCTCACAACTTGGGATGGTGGCACGACTTGGTTTGCAATGGTTGGAGGTCAGAATTTCTAATGCCTATTAATAGAAAAATCATGGGTGTGAGTAGGGGAGGCGCCAGTAAGAAAGCTATCTTTGGGTATGGTGTTAGTTCATCCATAACAAATCTTGTTTCTAACCTAGGCGTAGTTTCAACGGACACCACAGGAGTTGGAACTGCTCGTAACGGTCTTGCAGCAGCAGGGTATGGAACCGACAAAGCTATATTTGGTTACGGAACTACTGGAAGCAATGTTTCGCTTACCAATTTAGTTAGTAGCTCAGGTGTAGTTGCAACAGATACCACAGGTGTTGGCACATCTAGAAATGCAATTGCAGCAGCAGGGTATGGAACCGACAAAGCTATATTTGGTTACGGTCAAACTACTCCCTATGTGTCTATGACAAATCTTGTTTCTAACATAGGCGTAGTTTCGGCTGATACAACAGGAGTTGGTTCAATCCACGGATCTCTTGCAGCAGCGAGATACGGGATAGACAAAGCTTTGTTTGGATACGGTATAGATAGCGTAAATTTTTTGTCAATTACAAATCTTGTTTCTAACCTAGGCGTAGTTTCAACGGACACCACAGGAGTTGGAACTGCTCGTAACGGTCTTGCAGCAGCAGGGTATGGAACCGACAAAGCTATATTTGGCTATGGGAATGGTGGATTTGTAACTAACCTGGTTTCTAATACTGGAGTTGTGGCTTCTGATGTGGCAGGCGTTGGAACATCTAGGCAATTACTAGCAGCAGCAAGCTATGGAACGGACACTGCTATTTTTGGGTACGGTCTAGGGGCAAGCTCTAAAACCAACCTAGTCAGTTCCATAGGTGTTGTTGCAACGGATACTGCGGGTGTTGGTACTTCAAGGTATTCTTTAGCAGCATCCTCATACGGAAGTTAAACCATGCCATCAAAACTAAACTCGGAATTTAACTATCGTACTCAAGTAATAGGTGAGACACCTTGGGAAAAGATCAAGACCTTGTTAGGCTTCTTGGAAGGCAGACATCGAGCCAGAGCATTAGAACTTGTAGGGTTGAAAAAGTTTCAAGCAAAGAAGGCCAAGCTTGAACACCTACGAAAGACCAGCAACTTAGAGCATGAAACCTTGGAACTTGAAGCCGAGATCATCGAAATAGAATCCGTTCAAGATAGCCAACGACAAGCCTACATTCTCAATCATCAAGAGATAGCCATCCTTGAAAAACTCTTGGCCGAGCTTTACGAGATCGCAGAACCGACAAGGCTTGATGGCTACACCGATGAACAGATGTTTGAACATAACGCAGCGAATGAATTTACTGTTTGGGTGGCGAAAGAAATTCACGCAGAGATTTTAGCTCAAGGGCATCCGAGTCCAGCGAAAATAAGAAACGCTATGTCCTGCCCTGAAGCATGGCAAGCACTTCAAGAGATCGGCCTAGTTCCAGAAGGCACACCGATTCTAGGCAACAACGATCCTTCCAACATTCAATTGATACCTACTAACTTAAAGGGTGACATATGCCTAATTACGCAAAAATAAACGGTGACACAATCTTAGAGTTTCCAAGCTATCCACACGCCAACCACCCAACCACTAGCTTTGCGGAAGGCTGGACTGGTGGCGATGTGGAAGGCAGCACTTATGTGCTTGTCGAAATTGAGGACACACCGCAAACGGATCACCTCACGCAAGACACGGAAGTTGAAGCACCGAAAAAGGTGAAGGGTCAATGGAAGGTGAAAACCAAAGTCAAAGATATTTCGCTAGAAGAAAAAGCGAAACGCAAAGCGGATAAGGATCAGCGAGATAAAGACCAGGATGATAACTTCCTGACCAAAGCGGAAATCAAAGCGATCCGCAAATTACTCAAGGCGCAGTAACCCGAAAGGCCCATGATGAACCTCTTCCTATGGCTCTTGCTCTTCAGTCAGATCGAGGCAACCTCCGTCGAGGGTGGTCGCACCTCTCCCGATGGTGCCGAGGAAATTCAAATCGACTTGCCCGGATCGCAACAGATGAAGAACACGGGAGGCAAAGACGGCGCGGGCCTTTGTGTCTTCACCTCGATCGAGCACGCAGGGCGCTGGCAAAATGTGGACTCCATTCTCGGACTACAGCAGAAGATGACTCGGGAGCAGGGTGGTGGCTACCCTAGCAAGGTCGAGAAGATGCTCGCCAAGTATTGCGACGGCGCACAATATCTCCAGTACGAAGGCAGCGACCCCGCACTCATCAAGCTCGCACTCACCACCGGCAGAATGCCCTCGGTCACTTACGGCTACTCACCACGCTACACAGGCAAAATCGCCCACATGGTCAACGCGGTACACCTCACCGAGAAATGGGCAGCGATCTTAGATAACAACTTCCCCGGTGAAACCAAGTACGAATGGATGAGCCCTAGCGAGTTCAAGAAGAGATGGGTCTCGGGTGGTGGTGGCTGGGCCGTGGTCGTGATCGCGCCCCCGCCTCCCCCGATGCCGTACAACGAAAGCGAACCGGTTAAGGTGTACGGGCAGAAATGGGGCACACCCTCGAGCGCTGCGGTCGTAGCGCCCTATGAGTGGCGAGCCATCGATGCCAACCAAATAGCACTCTACAGTGGCACCGTTCAAAAGGGCGTCTGGATCATGGCGAGGCAATGCTACCGGGAACTATTGCCCGATGGCAACTGGTCATCAGACCAGGAGCTCTCCCCATTCGCACCACCCGCATCACACCTCGCAAAGATCATCGAACAACAGGAGCAGAACTTTGGACTCGATCGATCCCGCATCGACTCAGGTGTGGAGAAGTTCTGGCTCGGAGGTCGAGAGGTTACACGCAAACAAGCCTACTCCGCAATCGAGGGCAAGGGTAAAGACCTCATCGATGACCGGGAAAAGCTTCGGCTAACTGTAATTGGCACAGCGTCTGAATGCAAGGCAGTGATCGCAGATCTCGAAAGCAACCCCGCACTCAGCGTATTTGCTGACACCCTCTTGGTGCAGAGTTACCGGCCCGACAACTGGGCCGTGAAGGAGCTCGGGTTCCTTCCCGGTACACCTCGCATCATGGTGCAGGGTGGCCCAGATTCACGGGGCGCAGGCAAAGTGCTACATAGTCAAGGTGATTACAATGGCGGGGCTAATGCCCTTGCTGATGCCCTCAGACGGGTAAGGCCTGACTACGACCCCAACAAGGACATTGACAAACGAAAAGCCCCCGCAAAGCCCACCTCCCCTGACGCTGGCAACAGCACCATCGCACTCGTTGTTATGTTGCTGGCAGGCGGGTTAACCGTGGCGGGTTTCCCTGCGTTGGCATCCCTAGTGCGCATCGGTGGCTCGATGTTCACACCCAAGCCTGCCGAGGTCGTGGTGGAAACTGTAAAGAGGAAAACCGTAAAGCCAAAGAAGAAAAAGGTTTAGCGAAAAGTTATTACGAGGCGGTTGATAAATGGAAATTTCAGCAGACGATGAACGAATAATAAGGAGTGCCTCATGGATAAGTTAAAGTCAGGTTGGAAGACTTCAGAGTTCTGGACAACCCTTGTGCTCCAAGGTGTGAGTCTCGCGGTGATCGTGGGCATGGTTAACGGAACCGAGAGTGCAACGCTCACGGACTCGCT